GATCGTTCGATGAGATCCGGATCGAAACAAGCCGACCGCGAAAGCGTGTGTTGAAGTACTCAGTTGCCTGCGTGACCGTGTAGGGGCCGTATTGGGTCGGCGTATCGCCCGGGTAGTCGCACACGAAAAAGGTCACTTGGAGCTGCGCGGTCTGCGGCTGATTGTACTTACCCCAACGCGCGTCGGGCCAGACGAGGTCGACGAAGCTCATAAAATCGCCCTCGGCTAGTGCGTAGTAACCCGTCTGAAAATAGGGCTGCATCGCCTGACCATCGGCATCGTTCGAGGTCTCGTGCTGATAGAGATAGAGCGAGCTCGGATCGGCGCCGATCGGAGGCCCGAGTACCGACTGGTCGACCCACGCCGATCGGCCGAGCGCGCCGTAGTCCCAGACGCCGAGGAGGACGTTGTACTTGACGTAGGAATCGACCTCACCGCCCCCAGAGAGCGATGGGTAATACCACGCGATCTCGTTAAAGAGCGAGTTGACGGCGACGCGGATTTTCTGAAGGTTGTTCTGGTCAAGGTTCTGAAAGACGACGTCCCACACGGGGCACGGCAGCGGCGTCACGCCAGCCGATGAGAGCGAAAAGAATTGCGACGGCCCCATCCAATAGCCGATGCCGTTCATAAAGGCTGCGGCCTTGCGCGCGATCAGGCCGCAGCCGGTGCCGATCTCGTTGAAGCCGTAGACGAGCGGCAGCCCGACGTACTGCATCGCCCACGCATCGATATCGGTCCAGATGATCGCCTGCTGCGGGCCCTGTACGGCGCCGACGATGCGCGAGCCCTTCGGGATGCGGTAAGAGCCCGCTTGGTTGGTGACGAGATCGACCCACACATCGCTCGTCCCCACGTCCGACCAACGGATGAGGAGCGGGTCCTGAATACCCGTCTCGGTCGACCCCCACGCGACGAGCTGACGCTCGGGCATCGCGACAAAGACGCCGTCGTTGACCGTAGGCGCCCCAGGCGTCGAGATAATCGTCGCGATGGGCTGTCCTGGCTCCCAGATATAGATCGGCTGAAACGGCGTCCCAGAGCCCGGCGGCTGGATCGGACAGGCGACCAGGTCCTCACCGAAGTTATCGAGCGTCCAGTCGATGGCGTTGAAATTGGTCCCCGTCGCCGGCGTGATGGGGGTTCCGATGCCGTACTCGCCCGAGCCGTACGGCCCGATGCCGTAGCCCGTGCCGCTCGGGACGGCGCCCTCGCCGAAGGAGTAGATGAACTGCGCGAGGCCGCCGTTCATCGTCGCCGTCGCGCTCGAGGTCGCCGCGGTTGATGCGATGATCGTGAAGTTGTTGGCGTCGATCGCCGAATCAACGACATAATTTCCATAAAGAGTGATGCCGCCAACGGCAGTGGGCGTTAGGATGGAGAACGTGTCGCCGACCGAGTAAGGGTAGTTCGGGAGGTTGACGACGACGGTCGTCGAGCCGGGGATCGCCCCCAAGGGCCCCGAGGTGCTGAATGATGGCAGTACGGGTGCCGTGGATGAGCTCGACGCCGGCGTCAGGTTCCCGAGCTGATCTCGCGCCCAGACCGAGTACGCGCTCGGGCTCAAGATGCCATCAGGCGAGCACTGATAGAGCCCGAAAAGCACTAAGCCGCCGATGCTGATCGGGGTGACAATATAGACCGAATCGTAATTCGTGACGCCCGAGACGGTCGTGTCGGTGATCAGGACCGAGTAGCTACCGGCTTGCGTCTGCGCGACCGGAGCGACGTTGTCAGTGGTCGTGGACGGAGAAATATCGGCGAGCGTGCCGTTCGTGATGACGCCGAGCTGAGAGTAGGTTTGCCCTGTGATCGTTTGCGTGCCGAAGGCGAGATGCTGCTCGAGGTTCAAGTCCTCCCACGCCCAGAGCGCGCGGACGATGGCGACCATTTGCGAGGCATAAAATCGCGTCCACCCTCCGATTTTCTGCAAAAGTCCCAATCCTTTGGGATCGTAGAAAAATCGAATCAGGTTCGACTGCTGTACGCCGCCGCCTTCGTTAAGTGCGGGCGTCTCGTTGGTGTTGACACCGACGGGGATGATCTTGAACGATGCGTGCGGCACACGTTACCGAGTCGGGGTCGCCGACACTGGCGTCGAATATGACGACCATCCGCTGCCTTGGAACTTGCGCCGGTTCTCCTCTTGGATCGCGCCGATCCGGAGCATTTGATATTGCTTCTCGTAGCTCTGGCCCATGTCGGGCGAATCACTCGTGCTCGAGAAATTGCGCTGATAGGCGCTCACGTAAATCATCGCCGCCATGATGAGGAGGTCGGGGTAGTAGGCTGAGATGTACGTGTAAGTCGTGTCCGCCGGTCCCGCGCTCGCGTACTTGTAGAGCGATGGGATCCGGATCGTTCCAGTGACACGCAGCGAGTACGCGTAATTGGGCGTAGGCCCGAGTAGCACATTGAGATTTGTGTCGGCGCCGTTGCCGAAATTATCGCCGTACATCGAGAAGTACATCGGCGTATTCGCGCTCGAGAGCCCAGCAAAGCAGTTCTGGATAAACTCCTTGCTCACCGGCAAAAGCGGCGTTGCATTGACCACGGTCGGGCTACCGCCGCCTGTCGTCGTCGCATCGGTGGTGATCGCAGTCGTATCAGTCGTGTAGATCGTCGTGTCGGTCGTGAGCGGGCTCGAGCCTTGGGTCTGCGTCACGACCTCAAGCGTTTGGATCGTGAGAAAGTCATCGACCGGAATCGAGATGATCGGATTGCCGGCGACGCAGGTGTAGATGTTCGAGGTCTGTGAGTTCAAAAGATCGAGATCGCGCTGAATGCGAAGCTCGGCGTAGTTCAAAAGCTGTGGGAGCGCCTCTTGTAGCGGGGCGCTGGCGAACTGATAGACGCCGCTCACTTCCTCCGTCGCTTCGACCGCGAGCACGCCTATCTGCTGAACGAAGGCGTTGTAGCTTAATGGATTGGTATTCGGCGCGCCCACAGTCGTCTCGCGTTACTTCCCCGCAGCCTTCGCAGCGGCAATTGCAGCGGTGAGCGCAGCTTCGGCTGAGTTGTCGGCGCCGACGATGGTCGCCCACTGCGCGGCCGTGAGATCGGTCTGACCTGCGGCCTGAGCGTTCTGGATTAGAGTCGAAATCTGCTGCGCATTCGTGATGAGCGCGACGAGCAAGTCAATGGCGGCTGATACTGCGGGACCCATGTCACTTTACTCCGTTGAGGTAAGTTTGAAGCGCGGTTAAGGCTCCGAGCGCGAGCGTGAGATCGTTCTGCGCTGAGGCCATGTTCGACACTCCTTCCGCAGCCTTCGCCGCGTCCAGGAGTTGACGCGCGCTATCGGCCTGTTTCTTGACCGCTTCGGCTTCGGCGCTATTGAGCGCGCCAGAGGACAACGCGGTCGCAGTTGCCGAGACGACGGCCGTATGAACGCCGTACGCTTCGGCGAGGGATTGATCAAAGCCCTTAGGCGTCGCAAGTCCTAAGGAACTGCACCCCGCGATGACGGTGCTGAGTGCGATGGTGGCAAATACTAACTTCATGATGTCTTGACCTCCGTGGTAGCAGTCGGTGCAGGAGCGGGCGGATTAGCGACAGTATCGGTCGAGGGCGCATCCTCGCCGCTCACTCGCTGCCGCATGAACCAAAAGCTCATGACGAGCATGAGCACGTCTTTGAGCTCGCTCGTGATGTCGACCTTGAAATAGCCGAGCCCTTGACCGCCGATGGCGGCGAAGAACCCCAGCAGAAATAGATAGCTCAGGCCGACCTGCGCCTTAGCGACGGCCCAATGTGTAAGCCGCGGTACCTTCGTGCTCATGCTAACTCCACTGGCGCGATAGCGCGCCCCTTGTGATATTGCGCCAACAGGTCACTAAGTTTGTGCTGCGGCTGACCCGCAAACGATCCGGGCAAACTTGCCCACTCCGTCGAACAGCGCTCGATGGCGCTCTGAATATCGCCATTCTCGATGTCATCCAGCGCGTGGCGCTCGCGGATGAGACAGAGTGCCATGCGGTCCTGCTCGTCCTTGCCGAAATTCTTCGCCCCGTAAATTCGCTTGCATCCGGCCCAGGTCGCCGCCTCGAACTGGTACGCGCCCGCTGCGGTCGTGTGATGCCCATTATACGTGACACCCATCCACTCGCCAGTCAGGGTCGGGTGGTCGGATATATTCTGAATGACGTGATCGAACCCGAATACGCACGTATAGGGGTCGACGTCTGGATGGCCTGAAAGCA